TCTTTGAGCTACTGGGTGTTCATTTCCTATTATTTTATTTGGATTTCTTAATACCATTATGTTACCACTCCTATAGTAGTTGCAATACTCTCACCAATTGTATCAGATCTCATATAATCTGCGTGAGTACCATAATCTGTTTTTAATAATTTTAATTTTCTTTGATAATCTCTATCTGCTAATTGTGCATGTTGTGGATCTGATCTTAACATATAAACATAATATTTTGATCTATCAATTATTAATGGAGCAAATCTATCTGGTAATCCCATATTATCACCATGTGCAGATAAATCAGTATGAGTTGTAAAATAATCATAACTAACTGTATATTCTCCTTCACCTGGTATCGGACTTAAAATAAAAGAACTGTAGTCAGGTTTTCTTATTACTTTTGCAGGAAGCCCAAAAGCACTACTAGCATTTACATCATCTGCAACTTTATTAGTTTGCAAATAAGTATCGTAAGTAATACTAGCTAATTTTTTAGGTGCAATATCACTTCGTGATACTCTTACATAATCAACATCCATATTATTTGAATCACTATTAATTACAGTAATATAGGTTGCTACTTGACTTGCTGTAAAGGTTGTATCTAAAACATTACCTTCACCATAATTTGTAACAGTTAAAGTTGCATTTAAATCAGTTGTAGCATGAGCTGCATTACCTACTTTAACAGCTAAACTAGAACCTCCTGATGCAGAATCAATAACTCTTACTTGAACTTTATAAGTTTTATTTTTTACAGTAGTGATTGCTTGTGATACTGCCGCATCATTTAGGCGTAATCTTCCATTACCACCAGAATTATATGCAGGAGTCCCACCTCCTACGGCACCAGTTGTAGCATTTGTCCAGCTGGTTATATTTGAAGTAAATTCTCCGTTAGTAATTAATTCAGTTGGCTTTAAAAAAAAAGACTCAAAGTCCACTCTACGCATATCGGATGGAAAATCATATTCACCATCGCCTACTTGAAGGGCTTGAGTCGTTGTTGTATGTAATAAAGGAAGTTCAGCTCCTTCATTATAAATATCATGTACTGATTTATTAATAAAATCTTTAACAGCTGTTTGAATACCACGACTGCTAGAAAAATTAGATGAAGTCATTTCAACTTCATTTAATTCTCTTAAAATTCTATTTGATAAAATTAAATATGTTGTTGCCATTAATTTTTCTTTTTATATAATTTCATAAATTTTTTAAGATCACCAATAGTTATTTCTTTAGGTAAATCTTTCATACTTGCACCACTTTCATATCTTTTTTTCCATTTAGTAAAATTAGCTATACTAAATATTGATTTTTTTGTAGTCATATTTATTCTTTAGTGTTATCTTGTACAGAATGTTCATATTTAAGTAATAATTGTTTAATACGAGATTCTGCATCTATTAATTGTTTTTGTAGGTCTTCGATCTGCTTTTTTAAGGCAGCGTTATCAGACTTGTATTCTTGAATTACTTCAAGAAGTTGATTTCTTTTCTGATAACTCATTTAGTAACTTTACAATGTGATCTAATTTATCACCTTGAGAAGTAACTTTGTTTTCTAAATTCTGTAACCTAATTTCTTGGGGAGAAGGTACAATTCGTTGTCCAGTACTAGCATGAGTCTTTTGTCTTAAATCATAAGTAGCCATATTATCTCCTAATTAATAAGGGTTGAATTAAGGGGGATATAAATACCCCCCTTAAGTTATATATTATTATGATACGTCTGTATCGTGTTGTGTACTTGTATTATTATCTGATTCATCAATACCTGAAAGATCGCATAGTACTGCCCAAACACGGATTTTACCCGCACTCGAAGCTGCACCAGCCATCAAAGCATCGATAGTATCTGCTGTCTTGATTGTAAGCATAGGTGCTGCGTCTGCAACATCTCTAGGTGCATAAGCTGCCCCTGTAGCATCATAAGCATCTACGTAAGCGTCAGGATCAGAAAATCCTGCTGTACTTCCCGTGACACCAATATCAATTACTACAGAACTTGAACATGCTGTTAGCACTTCTACGCCTGCCGCCATAATTAGTGTTTCTGCAGGTACATCTATGCACTTAAGAACGTCATTTTGTGCTGAACCTGAGTCACCATTTACTGCTGATACATCAATTGTATTTTCTACCAGATAAGGTGTTCTACCATTGGACGGATGCCCAGTAGTCCCACCTACACCTGTTACATTATATGTAGCCATAGTCTATCTATTATCCTCCCAATTAACCTACTGTTATAACACCTGAGTAAACTGCAGTTGATCTCAGAATTTTTCTTCCGAAAACATGCAAGCCTCTCACGATGTCTGAAAATGAATCAGGGTCTCTGATAAGTTCTGTTTTTGCAATATGGTTTGCCGTAGCAACTGCACCTTGGTGCCCATAAAGAATTGCATACTCATTAGATCCTGCTGATCCGAACGTTTTAGATGCTGCTGCTCCACCTGAAACTGCTATCGCATTAGTTGAGTAAAGTCTAAAACCAAATAAAGGTCTATCCGTTACTAAACCGTTTCTCATAGATGATGCAGAACCATCATTCATTATTGATTGGTCCATAATTTTTGCCGCTGCTTTTCTCAATTGCTTGTAAAAAGCTGGCGGTGCAACCAACCATCTGTTTTCTTCTGGTACGTCATTACCATCAAGAACTGTCTTAGCAGCTGATATAACATCTGCTAATGTATCATTTCCTGCATCTCCATCAATTGGCGAAGCATCTGTTCCAGTGTTCGCTGCTGATGTTGAAGCATTATCATAAATGTGTTTTAATACATTGTAGTCGTAGTTCTTTTTTAGTGAATAAGCACCTGAAGAAGTTGCTAGAGCTTCCCAATTTACATGTGATTGTCTTTCTTCGATGTCATCTACTTTAAACGCAAAGTAAGAACCTTGGTCGACAGTAAGTTGTAACTTATCATCTGCCAAAGTTTGTGTGTTTACAGTTTGACCTCGAGCATAGTCGCTCACAGTAATTGAGGGCTCTTTCACGATATTTACCGTGTCGCCAAAATTTTCAATTTCTCCAGCGTAATCAGTGTTAGTAATATCTTCAACAACTGATGCACGTCTGAAAAACTTTTGAACCTTTTGACTATAGACTGCTGGTACCCAATTACCCGAAGGTAAATTCTGGTAGCCAGAAGCCAGTCCCATTGTAGCCATGTGTTAGCCTCCAATTTATTATTGTTAAGGTTGAATTCTACCTTCTCGTACAGCTTTATCGATTTCTTCTTCGTACTTAGCATACTCACGAACATTCATCTTACTGATTTCAGCATTAGACCAAACTTTTTTCTTTGGCATTTCTATTTCAGTAGCTTTAGCAGTTTTTGTTATAGCTTTAGCTGCTTCTTTCTTAACAGCTGTTTCCTGTTTTTTAGATAGTTTGCTAACACCTTTATCCATTTTATACAAATCAATAGCTCTTCCAGCTAATGACGCATTGGCTGTATTCTCATACAACCAACCCTGTATAACAGGATCTTGTCTAGCAGCCCATTCATGAAATTCGTCATTTGAACGAATATCTTTATAATCAGGATGTACTTGTAACAATTCTACTTCTGCTTTTTCTCTACTAATTTGTTCTTGTTGAACTTGGAGATTTTGGTATTTATCCTCCATCTCTTTTGCTCTAGTATCAGCCTTTGTCATAGCTATGGTTTCAACCATATCATATACATCAGGATACTCTTTTCTCCAAGCCTCTAATTCATCTTTAGACTTAGGTGGAACAAATTGTTTAGATGATTGTTCTAGTTGAGTTCTTAAAGTACGAACTTCATCTTTATGCTTTCCGAGTGTAGAATCATAGTGTCTTTTCAAATCGTCATAACGTTTTTTAAAAACACGATCTTCAGCTTTTGCAGGGCGTTCAGCGATAGGAGTAGCCTTTTTATCTGTATTGTCTGCAGTCTCTTCAGATGCATCGGTGTCCTTCTGTTCGGTTGCTGCTTCTGCTTCCTTTTCTTTTTGTTCCCTTTGAAACTTAGCTAATTCACCTCTT